GCGCTTCCGTTATCCCGTAAAACCGCCAACGCTTTCCCAGTCTTCCCTAGAGCGCTTCTAAACCTATTTGCAAACGCGGTGTAGTCCTGGCCTGTAACCGCTCTATACTGAGCCGCGAACCACATAGGCCCAAATCGTCTAGCCTCTTCTAAGGATTGAGCATTCACTCCTCCCGTCCCAGCTTTATTATTAACTATAGAGAAGGGGTGGGTTTGTCCAGGGTCATTACCAAACTCGGCGCTTCCTGCCGACTGTATAGAGTTAGCCCCCACATTGCCACGCAGTCCACCACCCGTTCGATACATTACTTTGTACGGACTTCCAGGAGTAGGGGCTTTGCCTACAATACCGTCCCCGAATTGGAGTTGGCATGAGAAATCCTCGTTGTATTTAAGTTGAAACGCAGCGGCACCCGCAGAGGCGAACCATATATTGTCAATCTCCTCAAACCAGCCATCACTAGAGGAAACAGCTACACTACCTTCTACAACAGAGGGAAGTGTTAGATTAATCGTTTGATTTGTAGACCCAGTTAAGAAATTACCCGTCGTAGTTTGCATCTTTCCTTCTAAAAGAAGTAAGTTATTGGCAATCACGCCCGCTGGCTGCTCAAAAGATGTCATATCCAAGTAAAGGTCTTCAGCTTGCATGTCTATGTTCCCGTTAGCATCGACATTGTAAAGGGTATAAGAAAGAGGGAGATTATCCCTAGTACTCACCATATCAATAGTTCTTGAGGTTAAGGGGATATTCATATAGTTTGTCCCAGTAACCGCGTATGCCGCATCATCGACAGTAAGAATACAGTTCGCTTTAGCGGGAACAGGACCCCTAAGAGAAATTCCAATTAACTCTAGTAACTTAATAAGACCTTCTGAAGTTTTTGCAGTCGCAAGGTAATTTTCCTGAGCTAAAGCGTCTGCCTTGAACGATAGCACGGCTGCTTGGTAAGCAAACAACTCAGTAAGCATTTGCCCTAAATCTGACTCGACAAAGTTATTGTAGTCCCGAGGATATACGGATTTTACGTACTCTTGAAAACTTGTTTTAAACTCATCAAAATCCTCAGTAGAAAAATCAATTAAATCTTTCTTTAAAGCTTCAGGGATACCACCTAAGCGGAGCCAGTCTGAGGTTACTTGACCATCAAACCCGCTTGGGTTATAAATAGAATCAAACGCGGGGTTTGAATTGGGTACATTTTGGTTAGCCATTGATTACAACTCCTTGAGTGTTTACAGTAAGGTAAATCCCATCTGTCGAGAAAACATTATCCTTTACAGAGAACGCTAGTTCTAGATTCATCTCTGATGTCTCCTCGCTGGGAGATAAGGTGAAGCTCCTTATAAGTACTCGTGGTTCATAACGCTCTATTGCAGTTTTAATAGATGTTTCTAACCCTTCAATCGTTTGAGCATCCATAGGCGCAAACACCGAGCTACGCAAATCGGTCCCATAATCTAACCTCATAGGGCGCTCGCCTCTCTGAGTTAAAAGGAGTTGAATTAACGAGTCTTTGATGGAAGTTTCGTTGTAGTTTATGGAGAACATCCCTCCCGTATTGTTTATACGACACGGCCACGCCAAACCTTTAACGGCATGTGCGCTATTAGCGGTAACAAACTGTAAATCTCCGTAACTAGCCATTATAGAAGCCTAAAGGGGGTGGTGATTCCTGTAAAGAAAGGACGTTGTGCATTATAATTGATAAGTACCTCTTTATTAGATAGGGGTTTTCCGTACATCTTGAAACTTCCAAGGTGTCCATCCAACCCACTTCGCGCTAAAATATAATTAGAACCCGTTGGGTCATACCCACCAAGACCAGGAACGTTTGTAGCTAATACCGAGTGCTGTCCCACGGGTCCGCCATCGGCCTCCATAGCCACTCTAAAATAGGAATCGTTAGTGTTAGTTCCAAGGAACCCAGGGAAAGTAGAGGAGAATAACGGGGGGGACTCATGTCCTACGCCGTCAGTAAATCCTCCACCCAAAATCCATGGAGTGAAAATAGGGGGTTTATTGTCCAGGTTTCCTGTATATAACTGCTCACCAAATTCTCCTGTTGGGTCCTGATAGGCTCCCTCAGATATTTGGGTTGGGACATTAAGCGGTTGTCCAGGCGCAATCCCGAAAGCGGTACTAATATTAGCGGAAGCGACAAACTGACCGTTTACGTAAACCGTCATGGTATCAGTGGGAGTATCGCAAGCAATAACGTAATGAGTAAACACCGATGAGGCATCCCCAATAGTATAACCGCTAACACTGGTTGCCGACACGGGTACCTTAAACCCATACTCTTCTGAGCAGGCTCCGCCTCCGTCACCGCTAACAGACTCTTCGATACAAACACTTTTTCCCCAACGCTCATCGTTTTGCGCGACGGTAGGTAATACTACGAACTCTAACCCACTAGCGTTAACGGTTCCAGGGTCCCCTTTATCCCGCCAACCTATAATCATACCCTTAGTCCTTTCTCTGCTTCTCATCCCCCAACCTCCAGGACCTGCCGTTACTGTCGTAGTCGTTCCAGGGCTCGAAGTGATAGGGCTTCCACAGTTCTCGTTTGCGGCAACAAGCTTATATCTATGCGCCGCAGTTAAAGTAGAAGATAGGTTTGGGGTGTGAGCCCAAAAATCCATACTCCAACCCCTGGCGTTGTACATCAAATCGTCTAACGGTTGAGATGCGGGGTAGACCTCATTCCCTCTCCAGTTATTGGGAAGTCGCACGTAAGAGCCTGTGGATGCATCCAACCAACTATACCTCATCCCATACTTCCTTTGAATGTCGTATAAAGCTCCAGTTAAATAAGGTATGGTTACACCAGAAACAAAAATGGAAGCAGCAGAATCTCCTACCATCTTAGCATTCAACCCATACCCACCGTCAACATAATTCCTTACATTGTAATCATTAGAGCTGGGGGCCGTTACCGCTGAAGGCTCTAAAAAGTTATAACACACTACAAGGTTATCCGTTACAATGGAACTGTCTAGAGTTCTAAGGAAAGGGATAACCCCTGCAAGTGCGGTGTCCCCTGACGTATTTACCCAATCTGTCTCTCCTAGAGGAGCGATAGACATCTCTGGGATAGCCTGAATTGGCTCACCAGGACCGTGCTCTAGGAATACGGGAGGTAAGGGATTAGTCGTTTCATCTAGGTCAGAAGAATGTAACATCACCTCTTCCTGGAAGGATACCCCTGGAATTAACCCGATGTTTTTTAGGTAGGAAAAATCATTTATAGGAATTCTAGGGATAAAGACTCGACGCGTTATCTCTAGGTCAGGATTGCGGTTTTCGTCTTGAGGTGTGGTGTAGTCTCGCCGTTCGAACGGCTCCTCGGAGCCACACTCCAAAGGCTCTAACTCCTCGCGTATCATGTCCTGTATTTTATAGAAACTCCCAGCACCTTCAGGGCTAGAAGATGTGGTTACACCGAAAGGTCCAAACAGCGCAGCTATCTGAAGCTGCTTTTTACGCTTTTTAATTTTATTCTCATAAGCGTGCCCTATACTAGCGTAACTCTCTTTATAGTTTTTAACTATAGCAGAGCTTGGTGAGTAACCAGATGCGACTAAATCATCTATCCTCCCAGACACGGACTGAATTTGAAGGTTTCTATCGTTCCCTAACCCCTGTAGAATATCATCATACTCATAAAAGTCTTTTACAGCCCCGCTTTCATTTTGATATTCAAAGGATAGGATAGTGTCGGCAAACCTCTGGTTGTTAGCCTCCGTGTATAACTGACCTTTACCCCCTCTATTAGAGGCATATCTTAATTCCCAGGAGCGAGAGTCCACCTTCATTGCGGTTACATAAGGAATGGAACCATTTCTAGAGTCATAATAAAGACCATCCTCGGATAAAATAAACTTTCCAGATGTGGAGATAGGAGGACCATAAACAGTATCAAAAATGCTTTCATCTTCCTCAACTTCATCGGTGGCCAACAATTGGGAAGCAATTATATTAATCGCCGCAGAGTTTTCAAGGAAGGGCGTTACAATTCTATCCTCCACAAGCTTTTCGAAGTTTTCTAAGTTAACTTCTGTAGCGCGTTCAAGCGTAGCCGTAAGGTCCGTCATCTGGTCCTCGGTAAACGCGCCAGATTGGGCTAGTTGTTCAAGGGTGTTTTCTAAGGCGTCTTGAACCTTACTGTAGTTAACTTTAGGGCTCGGCACTTCTCCCGTAGCACGCTTCTTTATCATCTCATTTACGGCTTCTAACTGCTCAGTAGTCTCTGCCAGCTCCGCTTGCATTTGAACGATATTTTGAGTAGACTCTAGTTTCTGTAATCCCATGGCGATTGAAGTTCCCGCCTGTGCCTCACCAGAACCTAGCTGGTCACCGAGGTCAGCGCCCATATTACTAATAGCTTGAGGGCTTGTGTCAGTTCCAGGAGCCACACTTTGAGGGTCGTAAGGCTCTTCTCCTCCATCAGATAGAGTCTTCGCCAAATCATAAACACTTTTTGCCATCCCTCCAATCTCCAAAGCGGATTGAATGGTAGCTAAAGTATTTTTTAAAGTAGAGGTGGTATGACCCCCTTCGGTGTTTTCTACCTCAGCTACCCCATTCAGCTTGTCGGAACGAGCCTTTTCCGCAGACAAATCCGCTTGCTTATCCGTAGCCTTTGTTACAAGACCATTAGACAAAGCTGCCAAGGCATTCGTAGGTAAAAGGTTAAGTGTGTTTTCTGAAATCATGGCTTATATTATATACTCTATTGCGGGCCGCCTGTTGAAGAACCACCCGACTCTACACCGCTGTGTGTATGTCCTGTGAGAGAGATAGAGGAAATTAGAGCGTCTCCTGCTGCACCCGTAATATTAACGGTAGGACTGTTCATAGTGATGGAAGTCGGGGTCATTACTATAGTAGAACCTCCACACTCCAAAGTTATGCCTTCGCCCGCGTCAATCGTAATAGCTCCTTCAGTAGCCGTGTAACGTATATCTCCCGTATCAGCGCGCTCCTCAACATTTCCGTTATGGCTTATACGTAGGATATCCTTTTCGACTTCCTGTCGGTACATCCCTTTGGCAACTACATCATGCATGTCGCCCGCACCCATGTTCTCCCTGCGAGAATCCCCTTTACTTGCGGGCATGATAATAAGGTGCTGGTTACCTCTCTCGGTCGTATAACTTTGATTTCGTATAGTGTGAACTTCGCAGCTGTCTGGGTTATCCCCTCCCGTACGAATTACAATTCTATTTTTGTGTTCGTCAGTTATGGTGATTCGGTCCATCTTTAACTCGGGAAGACCATCATCTAAATGAATTTTCTTGCCAGAGGCGTTTTGAAGTAACGTTGAATTATCGTGACGGCCATTGGCAGTTATCTTGTGAGACATAACGAACTTATGTCCGCATTTATGTTTCCAAATGTCTTGCTGGGGCAAGAAATTGTCGGCATACACATTACCCGCTTCAGGGATGCCCCCGTCAAGAATAATATTATCCTTAAAAGGGTCTCTTCCGTAAGGGTCACGCTGAGTATCATTCCCTTCGTCCGCGTCATTCTTATCATTAGAAACAGAGGACTCTCCTCTGCGTTGGATAAGGTCGGCTGTTAATGCTCCTACAAAAACCCACTTATAGGGGGTGTCGGAGTGCTGAGCGTGTCTGGCTAAGCGCAAGAGGCTATCACCCGCGTCCTCATACATAACCATAGACCCTTCCCCAGGAATAGTAAATAAACCCTGTCCCGCGCCTATGTTAGGGGATAAATACACAACATCAATAGTCGTTTGCGCTATTTGCCCCTCAGAATCTAAAGGGGCTACTTTTAGGATGCCACCGCTAGTTATATCCCGCGCATCCGCTACCATTCCAATTCTCATTCTGTACCTCCAATTTTTAGAAATGTAAATTTAGACATTTCCTCAGCCGTATTAGGTAGCTTAGGTAGTAATGTTAGAGTAGTTGCATAACCGTTACCATCAATTCGGTGGTTAAAATCAGCAATCGTATACATGCCTGTTAACCAGTGGTAAGTCCCAGGAACCCTAGGTTCATGAACCCACAAAGCAACACTTCTATTTTGAATTTCATTTGTCCAGATGTCCATCTCAGGTACACCCAACATTTCAATTTTAATATCAGTGATAAGCTTCTGGAAAATATTCAAGGCTTGGACTTTTGCTTGAGTCAACACAGAGTTTTCGGTGGTCGCAGCCAGACCTTGAGCCTCTAACTTCTTTTGTAAAATAGTTATAGGAGACTTAGTGACATACCGAAAGTAAGGAACCACTTTTTGAGTCTTTACGTCATCCTGCCCTTGAGGGTTAGAGATAAAGTACCGAGTTCGAATGCTGTCTTGTGCGTCATCCCCCACCTTTGGGAAAAATATATCAGTTAAACCTTTATCCGTAATAAACCGTAAGTCCTGTCTAACTGTCTCTATAAGGTCCGCACGCGAAGACTCCGAGATATCCGCTCCATCTTGGGAATCGGAATCAAAGGAAGTCATAGTTGTTGCTTGCGCCTGAGCCGACTCAATGATAGAGTTAGGGAATACCTCCGCTCCAACCGCATCCTTTTGATTGTTAAGCTCAGGCGCTGCAATTCCACCTGCACCGTTTCCATCGTTGGTTAGGACGCCATCCTTAGCGTTCTCAAAGTGCAGTTCCAAAGCAAGGGTTGCTGTTACCACATCTCTATACTCAGGGTCTTCAAAGCGTTTAGCTACATTATACAACTTCTGTACAACCATCGGTGTGTTTCTAATCTCTAAAAACATCGAGCCTTGATTTATACTCCAATTTAGATTGGTAATAATATTATCAGGACGGCTATTAAATCCCGTTGAAATCGAGATAGTGTTGGGTCTAGTATTTGACTGGATAGGAAATGACTTGATACCCTTATCTTCCATGGCAAAGCTAAAAATCTCGGACATTTCATTACTATCTGTCATTAATAGTAATCCATTATCCTCCTCCCAATCCATTCCCTCGAAAGCACCCCCTAGTATTTTTTCAACTTCGGGTCGGTTGGCATTAGGAACATTCGCAAACTCCAATTGTCCAGACTGCAAGTACCGTGAAGTTCCTTTAAAATACTTATCATTTAAATAAGCAATTAAAACATCCACATCCAATTTAAGATTTTTAGACATAAACTGAATAGTGTGGGGGAGGAATTCCTCTGCATCATCGTCTTCGGGCTCGTACACTCCAAGGTCTTGGAGATGTTGCATGGTTTCTGCTTGAGCTGCTTGCTCCGCCTCAACTTTGTTTGCCGCATGTAACTCCGCTATGGCTTCTTCTTCCTTAGCTATAATTGCATTCTTCGTAACTTCAATAGCGCAGTCAACAAAATCACCAGAAGAGCAATCCCCCAGAGGATACTCATTTAAACCAGACTCACCTTCTAAAAGTACGCTTGTGTTGGGCGGTGGCCACATCTGAGACCAAGCAAGATACTTTTGAGCCTGCGACCATGGCTTGTCTTGAACTAATGATTGAAACACTGGGTGAACTGCGTACCAAAATTTATTAGTATCTCGTATTGCGCTTATCTGTTTAAGCGTTACTTCCGTCTTTGCAATATCATTCTTATCCCTATAAACCATCAAGTAAGGAACTCCTGCGGGAGGAGACATAGGAATAGGAGAGCCTGGGACCAGGTAATTCATCGCCATCGCAAGGGGATTATTATCCACGGTAATAGGGTCGTTAATAATAACCTCCATTGCCAAGTCAGTATTAGCAACTACTTTATTCTCAGCTTCCTGAACCGCAGTAGGGTTCGGGTTCTCGGGAGTTCCTTGGTCGGGAGCACCCTTCCCTTGGTTAGGAGAAGGTGTCTTTTGTGGTGCGGGTGTTTTAGGCTTGGGCACTTTAAAACTAGGAACCATGCCAAACTGTCCATAGAACTCTTGAAGAGCGCCCATGACGGCCCAGTTCTCCTTCGCCGTATGATTTAAAGATTTAGCCTCACTATACTTAACATATAAATCTTGAGCATTTACGGGAAGTGTAGCCTGTGCGGGTTTATATTTAGGGTCATTAGATTTGGCTTTTAATAAGAGGTCAAAATCTGCATTTAACGATTCAAACATCCCGTCAGTCCATTTAGAATAACCTTTATACTGTTCATGGGCAGAGTTGAACTGTAACAAAAATTCTTGTACAATAGTAGAGGGTGGACGGCACACGCCATTAGCGTCCGTCAAGGGAACCTCAAACATTCTCTCGCGTTGAACAAACTTAGTGGTATTATAATATAATTCCCACATATTAACGAGAGTTAGGGTGATAATCTTATCTCCCTTATCAGAGATACGATACCCCATATCCAATAATCTAAACTTATGAATGTGGGATAATGCTCCATTGTCTACGGAAGTATAACCTCCTGAAGGAATGCCTCCTGACGCAAGATTAGCAGGGGATTGATACCCCCACCTAACATAAAAATCAGCTACTTCCCTACACCTCTCTTCTAACTCCGACTTAGTATATCCACGTTCCGTAGCCGTCCATGAGCGGGGAGCCAACGCAGCATACCAAGAAAACAACTTATCCTCAATCTGCGTGCCTGGGTTAATCAACACAAGTTTACCTAACCCCTTGTTACCTCCATCGAAGCCATAATCCCAACTAACAAAAGTATTCTTTAAATCTAGAGGGTCTTCGTACCTAACAAAGAGTCCTGAGTCCATATCCAACTGCGCCTTGTCAAAAGCGACAAAGACATTAGGGGGAGATGTACCTCTATAGCCAGCATAAGAATCCATAGTACTATATTATAGGAATTTTAATTTGTTTTCCTGCACTCAATTCTGTGTTTGGGTCAATTATACTATTAGCTGTACAAATTAACCACCACAAATTAACAGACCCGTAAGCTGCAAATGAAATGATATCGGGGCGAAACTCCATATTAGTCGGAATAACGGCAATGTTATACGTAGCCGTACCTAAACCTTCCACAATAAAATTCTTCCACTCCTTGGAGCTAACAAGATTTTTAAATGGACGACCTCTATGGGTTGTGTCCAAAGCATTGTAGGTACCGAATCTGGATGTGCGGGTGGACTTCATAATTAAAAAGAATGTTTAGGGAAGTTAACACGCTCTATGTTAGCGGAGCCGTCTGCAAAATGAAGCTCAACTACGTTTGCCGCGTTTTGAACTGTTTCGGAGCTATCTCCGTGATGAGAACCATGCGTTTGCCTGAACTCTTCCAAATCCAAACTAAACTTAACTTGACGGGGGAGGAGGGTTCTTACTTCAAAGCCCGACTCTGCCCCATAATCAACACTCATATTCCGTACAATAAACGGAGCTTCGTTGAAGATTGTCCCATGCCTAAAGCGAACAATCGGAGGTCCAACAGCCATATTACCATCATTAAGAGTATCTCCAATCACCGACGCCCGTAATGTATCAATAACAAACTGAGTGTAATACGTCGCAATCATATCAGAGTTATTTAAAGCCTCGTATCCTGTAGACCAAGACCTTACAAGACGATTGATAAAGGTATCTTCACCTTGCTTAACAACTTCCATGCCATCTACTTCAGTAACCCCATTTCTATTCTGTTCATAAAATCTAGGACCTTTCTTAGAGGGGTTTAATATTTTAACAGAAGCGCCTTCCGTAGATGCCGTAAAAGAGGTACCAAAAAATTCACTAACTTTTTCAGCAGTGAACCTTCTCCAGGCATTTTGATTAGTAGATTTAGGAGTATTATTAATCCCTCTCAGGGTTCTTTTTGAGTCATACTCTTCTGAGCTTCCAGGAGTATAAGCCCCATTAGAGAAACCCATAGGGAGATAACCCATCATTGAGAAAAACTGTTCTACGTGGGGGAGGGTATAAGTAAAGCTAATCTTAACTTTTCTCGCGTCTGCGCCAACAAACAAACGTACAGGTTCATTTCTACCTACAATCGGCTTAGAGGCATACTTAGGTTGACGCTGTTCAGTGATTTTAGGGTTTTCAAAAAATACAACTCTACGGCGACCAATGTTAGAGTTAGGAAAATAGAAATCCAAGAAGGACCTTTCCTCTAACACCGTGTTTATTCGCGCCGTATTCTCTTTGATAACACCACCCCATTCAAGTTGAGCGGCAGGGTTGTTCTTTTCATCTCGATAAAGACCAACTTCGTCGATAGCGCCCGCATTAATGGATTTCCCTACTCCCAGGGAACCTCTTTTAACTCCCAGTTCGCCCCAAGGACCCTGTGCCTCGCCTTCAATCTGAGAAGTGGGGGGAAGAGCTTTGTACCCCACACCTCCTGGAAATTTATTCCAGTTAGGATAAAGGTCTCCAATCTCAAAAGTGTTCTTAGGGAGGGGATTAAACTGCTGGTCGGGCGCTCCGAAGGTGGGAATACCACCTAAAGCGTCATCTAAAATCTCATTAATACTATTTGTAATTCCTGTTAAAAGTCCCATAGTTTATCCTCGTTGTGTTGCTCCTGCATCTCCGTTGATGGCCGAACCTCCAGGAGTTCTGCTTAGCTTATCCGAATAAGCTACGTGCGTAAGTAAACCGTTCGTCACGTCAAGTCTGGCGAGCATGTCTTGTAACGCCCCTAGTTGAGATTCCCCAAGCTCTTGCTGTGTAGCCATAGCCTGAACGTCTTCTTCGCGCTTACCTACCTCTTCTTGTTTTTTGGCTTCTTCCTCCTGGTGAGCCGCTTCAGCTGCTTTCTCCTCCTGCTCTTTAACAAAATCCGTATCGAACTCATCGTGGATTGTCCTAGCTGCTTTTTCACCACCAAGCGCTCCCCCAATACCACCGATTAAACCTCCGATAACTGTTCCAACTCCTGGGAAAATCATAGTTCCGATAGCTGCGCCTGCTGCGGCTCCTCCCCAACCACCTAACCCAGCTCCTGCGGTTACAGCTGCTGCGCGTGATTTATCTCCAGTTTCCGCTAACTCAAACCCACCAGCAAGGGCTGCGCCAAGTATGGGTATTTTTTTACTCATACCTTTAGCAACACCTTGAGTCATCCCCGCAGCGTGCCTCGCACTCATGGTAGCACGACCCGCCTTGGTTAGAGGATTGGCAAGCCCTTTTGCGGTCTGCATTCCTTGATGACCTTTAACAGTGAATTGACTCCCTCTCTGCCAGGATGCGTTCGGAAGATTCGCCTGATTAGCCTTGGCTGCGGCACCTCCTAAAGACCAAGAACTAGGTTTTAGGTTTCGCCCCACGGCGCGTGCTGCGTTAGGAGTCTTACCTAATGCCCATTGAGCAGCGCCTCCAGCCATACCGAGACCAAGAGCACCAAAACCCCCTAAACCCATCTTATCCCCAGCCTGAAGACCCGCTTCGCC